AATATAAAAAGAACGAAAGAAGCCAGATAAGGTAAAATGTTTCGTCGTTCATAATAGCTGTTTCACTGAAGAGGTCAGTAATTCGCTTCCACGATAACCCTTTTTTATTAGACAAGCGATAATCCAAGGTTGAGCGGTATATTTGCTATACAAAAGTCCAAGAGAAATTTTCGTTTGGTCTCTACATGACTTAAAATCTGTGAAAAATTGTTCTTCCTCCAAAAGGTCACGTTCTCCAAGTATGGGATCTATTACCTCCTCTTTTACTAGCTCTTTACCCTCCTTTATTATCTCCTCTGCCGATGGAATGTCAATATCTTCCATAAACTCGATAACGTCTTTTAGAATGTCCAAAGCTTCGTCTATTGAATGGTATAGAGAAGCTAAAACGACGGGTTTGGGTAAATTAAGATCAATAGTCGGGATAGATTCGGCTACTGCAATAAATTTAGATACTGCGTCGGCTCTATTATCTAATCTTGAAAACAACAACCACGATCCACCAATAATAATCGGTTGTAAGACCGACACTAGGGGCGGGATGATCCTATTCCACTTTATCCCCTTCATTAACTCCTCAAAGTCTTTTTCCGTTTTTGGAAGCTTCATATCCGATACCCCGTTAAGATAGCGGAAACAAATCCAGCATCATTACTCTGAAGCGCTTGGACCTTAACAGTTGAATTTGGAGGGATCATAAATTCAAACATTTTCGGTTGGTTACCTAGGTTATCCGCAGTGATAACAAATTTTTCTAAAAATAAAGCCGTTCCGTCAACGTTAATGGTATATGAAATAAATTCTGTGGCACTTATACCTGTCCAGTCAATCCCTAAAGTTACTCTGGTTAAGTAAAAGGCCGAGGGATTAGTATAGGATAATAGAGTTACTCCAGAGGCGCTAAGTGCTTGGCTTCCACTCCACCCGTAAATATTACCACCCTTAGCCCTAGAGACTGATTTAGATGCGGCTAGGGTCATGCATTAGTATAATCTACCTTGGATGATCGCATAGCACTTTCTAGCCGTAGATGTAGAATTGTGAGCCTGTACTATAACGTTTGTATAAGGTGGTAAAGTGATTTTCAATGGTTGTAAGGGATTGCCTGCCTGTGCTGATTCATTCAAGGAACCAGATACTAGCTGACCATTTAATTTTATTTCCCATATCATATTATCTGTTGTATCTTCTCCCATTGTGAATTGAAAGTCACAGATCGCCAATTCCTTGCCAGTGGCAAAGTTAAGCAGTATTACATCACTATCAGCAATTTGGAGTTGTCCAGAATATGCATAACAGTATTCATGTATTGTAGACAGTCCTAATTGTGGACCAAGGAACTGAGCGTTAGAACCTATCTTCGCTTTAGCCATGCAAGGCTTACTCGAAGTAGAGAGTTACTGATCCAGAACTTGCGGATGCAGATCCACCTGCGGCAAATTGAATTGCTATCTGCAAATCGATATTGTTTACACCCTGAATACCAAAAGCTACAGGAACACTCTGGAATCCAACACACGCTCCAGCGTCTGCAGTGTCTCCAGCTACTCCCATAATGGTTAGGTTCTGCTCGGACATATTACTTCCTAGAAGTCTGCAGGCCACTTGGTACCCTTTTGCATTCGTTGTGTCAAAGGCACAATCGATCCTTGAGATCCTAGTGCTTCCCTGTGGCGTTTGAATATTGCCCAAGTTCGAACTATTCATATTATCCGTTAAAGAAAAATATTCCTTATCGGTAGGCGTGGCGTCAAATGTTCTCGTTATAGTTGTTACCATTTAGAGTCTAAAGTATAGCTTACTTCCTCCTAGTTTTAGTGATGGAAACTGCTTTCGTGCAAATGCACCAAGTATTGCTACTGTTCCGGCAGTCACTAATGTCTTTCTCCCATCGTCACTTGCAATCATATTGATTGCGTTTTCTGATAGGGTACTGAATGCGGTTCCTAATTGACCGTCTGTAATATCTTTGATTACTCCTTCCGTTGTAACTTTGATAGGGAATCCATTCTGACCTGTTGAAACGGTTTTCCCAGCGTTTAGGTATGCGGCTATTGCTAATCCAGACGCCATACCAGTAACGCTTGGGTGTGGAATTGATTTCTTCATTGATCTCCTTGGATTGCCAGTAGATCTCTTTTTAGTATAAGCACGGCGAGAAGTTTTTCGAACTCCGCCTTTCTTGGTTGAACTTTTGCGTTTGCGAGAGGCACTATAGGATGCCTTGCTGATGAGCTTGCCATTCCTAAAGAACATCGTTCGACCATTCTTACCTTTCCTAGTGTAGAGTCCCACTGGCATTATGCATTAATGTTTAATCCGTTATATAACTGTTTGTGCTATTTAAGAAATTTTTATATAGCAAAACCCATATATCTTAATTGATGAGCATGCCCAGTAAGAAATTTGAGTTAGGTAGATCGCCTAGGTTTAAGCAATTAGAGCCTAGTGAGGAATGTGAGTTCTCCGGAGCTAGCATACCAGAGGAATTTGAAAGTGAATGGGATACAGGTTATGGTAAGAATAAACGTTCTAAATGGTCTTTTACCTTTACCCTCCTTAAACATCCCCATTCTTCTTACTCTCTTTCTAAAGAAGGTTTAGAAGTAAAGTGGGAAACAGTAGCTGAAGTCATAAGAGTAGACGTAGTTCTTAATCTTAAAGATAAAGGCTTTGCGGAAGCGTGGAAGGATCCTGAATTTATATGGACCTTAAAACGTCGTGAAGATGGTTCTTATTCTTTGTGGGGTTAAACGTGGTATTCATTGATGAAGATGAGCTATTCGAAATTAGCAGACTAGTCTATGCAATCAAGAAACATCTAAAACTACATTTTGATTTAGATGGTGATAAACAGCCTTGGCACATGTTTGATAACGTTGAAGCGGAATTAATGGTACTGGTGAATAAAGAATGAACCGACGCTGTAATATCTGTCTACGCAATGTAGATCACTTGCGTACAAATAGGTACAATGAACACTTAACAATCTGTTTCGATTGTCAAAAGATTATAAAGAATCTTTAGCTCTTCAGCCCAATTCATTTAAAGAAAGAATGAGGACTAGAGAATAAGGTGGGGTAGGATGGGGTTTAAAAAGCGAGTATGATGCGTCAGAGTGCGTTGTAGGTGCGTTATTTCTGCAATCCCATGCCTAGCACTGCGTCAGTCTTGCGTTTCGGTCCCTTGGCTGCCGCTTCTGTGATCATCGGCAAAAGTTTAGAAGCGGCGGCCTGAATGTACCACGGCTGACCGCTCAGATCTTGAGTCATATTATGCAACAAAGAAAGTTGAGAACCCTCCTCAGAACCTTTCAATTCTTTAGCGGCATTTCCCATTGCTCCACTCCAAAACTTCTGAAAACTCTCTCTTGCTTGTGGCAACATAAATTCCTCAAAATCGATTAACATCTGTTCTCTTATTTTTTTAGTAATCACATCTAAAGACATAAGAAGAGTCTCATCAGATTCAGAACTCTTCAACCAGCTTTCTATTTTCATCTGAGTTTTCAAAGGTATCCATAACGTATAAATTCCAAAATATAAAAAGAACGAAAGAAGCCAGATAAGGTAAAATGTTTCGTCGTTCATAATAGCTGTTTCACTGAAGAGGTCAGTAATTCGCTTCCACGATAACCCTTTTTTATTAGACAAGCGATAATCCAAGGTTGAGCGGTATATTT